GGTTAACACAGATGGATGATCTTAATCGGCTATACAAGTTGATATACACCACCGGGAAAAGTACGCTGGAGTTCTTCTGCATCGCTGGAGAGCATTACGGATTTATGTACCCAATTATTCAGAAGGACTTCAAACGTTATCTGCAGGAATGTTGGCGGGATGACTACAAACTGCCACAGTACGTCACGGATTTTATCAACAATAATCGATGTCAAACTGATGAAGTTCTTTAGATAAGGCACTCTGGACATGGCTTCCACAACCCTGTCGCAGCTAAGCAAGCAATTCTTTCAAGCTAACGAAGAGATAAGACAGAAATGTCAGGCGGCTGTCAGAACTGTCGCGCATGAAGTCTACAGCCATATTGTTAACAACACACCAGTCTGGACCGGTTCGTACATGCTCAGTCATCGCGTTGGAATTAATCAGAAGAGCGGTGAGCCACCGACTTATGTTAACCAGGAAGAAGGCTTTCTCGGTCTGGCACCAGGGCAGGCCGACGAATACAGAAGTCGTGCTTACAGTCGTATATTGGATCTATCAACACAGGGCAACATACAGTTCGTATATATTTCAAACGACATCGGTCATGCTGCTGACGTCGAATATATTGGATGGGCAAACACCCCGGCTTATCATGTGTACGGGAAAGCTTACTTAAGAGCGAAACTGATTTTTACCAGCAAGAAATCCGATATCGAATTTTTCGGATTCGGTTCGTTTCCTGGAAGTGTCAGAACACGTCTTGGTAAAATGGCAAGTACGTTGAAATCACGCGGAGAGCATTTTTCAACCAAGGGATACAAAGGATACTTCGAACACCTGTCAACCGGGCAAAACTTTACGCGATGGGAACATAGAACATCTGGCATCAACATAACAGAACTTGGATACTTTCCATCAGAGCAAGTCTAAATTATGAGCTACTCCAACGAAGCCAAATATATTGAACAGCGATTTGCCACAAATTGGGGATCCACTACAGCAATTAAATACGCCAATGTTGATTTCGATCCTCCTGCAGCCAGTGCCTGGGTGGATTTACAGGTAGTCTCCGGCCCGTCACGTAAGATATCTCTGGGCGGTTCAACCAATTTGCGGCGATATACCGGAATTGTATCCATCAATATATATGTCCCGACCAACACCGGTACGCGTACAGCGCGTGGGTACGTCGACACGGCGTCCGCGATATTCCGGGATGCAAGTTTTAACGGAATCATATGTCGAGATCCGAGTGTTACAGACCTTGGTGAACGCAATGGATGGCGCGTACACAATGTCAGCGTGGAATTCCAGCGTGACGAAATCGAATAAACAAGGCCGTCCTGAAAGTGCGGCGGAGACGGACCATGACCGAGAATATCGAGAATTTGTCCAATGGCTGCGAGGAATCGAAACAGAAACCGACCAATATCATACATCTAAGGCCAAAGCCAAGCGATGCCATACACGATGCAATTGATTTATTGCTCGATAAATATGCTACGGGTGATGTCAAAAACATGGTGCTGGTTTACACTGTAGAAGCAGATCCGGATAACCAAGACGGAGCTATGAACTATATTTACGATTACTGGTTCGGCGAAAGCTCGACGCTATTTTGTCTCGGTCTAACAGAATACATGATCAAAAAAATCCATGATTACATGGACGGGCTCTACGACGAATAATAAATAAGAAAGGGGACAAGAGGTGACGGGGAAAGATGACACGAAGGTGTTCGTCATTTTGGGTATGCACCGAAGCGCGACGTCTTTGGTTGGGATGGGTTTGCACCGAGCTGGTGTGTATATTGGTGAGAATCTGCTTGGTGCCGATTGGAGCAATCCTCTGGGTCACTGGGAAAATAAAGACTTCAAAATATTAAACGAAAAAATCCTGCATGCTGCTGGAGGAACATGGAGTCAACCTCCACCGGAAGATAAAATCCTCGCAATTTATCCGCAATTTAAAGACAAAATCGAAGCTGTCGTGCGCAAAAGTGAGCGCGCTCCTCTCTGGGGCTGGAAGGAGCCCCGCACCACACTGACCATCCGGCTATATCTGCCACACCTGCTCAATCCGCACATTATCGCTATCTTCCGTGATCCGGTTGCCGTGGCTGCCAGTCTCAAACGCCGCAATAACATGGGTGTCAAACAAGGCCTGGCACTGGCCAAGGAGTACAACCAGCGGCTGATTGCGTTTCTGTCGGAATACTACGGTGTGCTAAGCACGGCATATGAAAGGCTATAAGCATGATTCTCACCAAACCGTTGGATATGAACGATCTCAATACGCCAGAATTCGTACACATCAATTCTCTATTCAACAAATACTTCGGGTCAAACTGGCCGGAGGTGCCCCTGCGACGGTGGGAATACATAGCAGCAATCATATTCACCGGGATACTAAGCCATTCAAATACAATCAAAATTCTCGAAGCCGGAGCAGGGTGCTCGGTGTTTACGCCATTCTTGGCGCTGAACGGGTTTAATGTCGAATCATTTGATATATCCGGCAAACATCGGAGAGTCGAACGCAATATCAAATACCACGTCGAAGACCGCGTGCACGAGCATGACATGAACCTGCTCGATATTGAGTTCGACGATAACCATTTCGATTTTGTGTTCTGCATATCAGCTATCGAACATGTCAATGCCGGACACTTCGGCATACCCAGACTGGCTGGTTGCGGGGACTGCGGGCATATGGACGCCATGCACGAGTTGGCACGCGTATTGAAACCGGGTGGCTTAATGTTTCTAACTACGGATTACGCCGATAAGTACTATCCGCCACCTGGTCTATGGAAAAGCGGATCGCATAGAATCTTTGACAGGAACTCAATTGAAGATCTGGTGGCATTCAATAATTTGAGATTCTTCGGTAAGACACAATTTAGCATGGACTGGTCCAAACTAAATCGAATCGAGCCGGTCGGCTACGATTACACCACGTTTGCGATGACATTATGCAAATAATTCTAATCAATCTACCAAGTCCTGCATTGGCTGAACCTTACAGCAATTTCCCGCTAGGACTTGGATACGTAGCTGCTGCCATAAAACACCGTGGTTACCCTGTTGAAGTGTGGGATCTGTGCGATCTGAGCATTAGGCAAATGCAGTTTTGGACAATTCCAGAAACCAGAGCTAAGATTTTTGGAATGTCCGTAACCACACCACAACTGCCATCGGCTAGAAAAATCGCTACGCTGATTAAAGCCGAACATCCAAAATCCATAGTTGTAGCCGGTGGACCACACACCCTGGTCGGAAAACAGGATTTTTTGGAAGATCCGAATTTTGATTCAGTTGTCGTAGAAGAAGGAGAGTTCAGCTTCTACGAACTGATTCGGCATTATGAACTCTATGGCGAAGTCGAACGAATTTACTGGAATCCATCGATCAGACTGCTCGACGATGTGCCATTTCCGGCACGGCATCTATTCCCGCAATTTAAAGAACACGCACAAATGACGCACCAGCTATTAAAAGGAGATTACATTGAAGGCGGGCAGACAACAATTATTGGAAGCCGTGGATGTCCAAATGCATGTGCGTTCTGTGCACCGCATCCACGGAAGGTGCGCTTTAGATCGCCGGAAAATGTCGTGGCTGAAATAGATCATATCATTGAAAACTTCGGTATTCGTCAATTTAAAACACAAGACGACACGTTCACCATCAACAAAAAATGGGTACTAAAACTATGTGAGCAATTATCCGGGCGGACAGTATATTTGCGTACGCATACACGTGTCGATGCATTCGATGAAGAACTGGCAGCTGCAATGTATAATGCAGGTTTTAAAATTTTATGTTTCGGCATCGAGTCATTCAGCCAACGATTGCTTGATACCAATCACAAGCACACTACGATCGACCAAGTTGAACGAGCACTAAAGATAGCGCATAACTATGGATTCAAAACTGTCGGGTTTTTGATCTATGGTATGCCCGGCGAAAACGAAGCCAGTGTAGCGGAAACACAAGAAGGCATCCTACGCAATAAACCGTATCTGGATTATCTAAATCTTGCGACCATGGTACCACTTCCAGGAACTCCAATTGCCAGCAATCCGGAACAATTTGGCTGTGAAATTGTCGAACAGGATTTCACACAATTCTGGATTGTCAACCACGATAAATCCGACATGGTGCTTGTCAAAACTAACGGTGTGCCACTCGAGACCATGCGTCGTTTGAAAGTC